GGAATTCCTTTCATATAATTTTGATGATTAATATTAAAAGATTTAATTATTGATTCATTAAAATTCTTAGAAGTTTTCTTAGAATCAGAATTACCCATAGCTATTAAAGCTGATCTAGGAAAGTTAACATAGGCATAGCGTTCTTTGGAAAGCATCTTTAATGTTAGTGCCTGGATTGTTTGTGAGTGTGTTGCTATTTTAATATCTTTTTTCATTTTATTTTCCTTATATTCCAAAATTTCCCCAGTCAATTAAAACTGGGTTTTTATCTATTATAGAATTAATATGATTGATAGCGTGGAATTCTCCACCATCTAAAGTAGAATACCTTTGGTGTTTGGAAATCTTGTCCTCATCTTTTACATAACCAAGATGTTTCATTATCAAACCTGAATTAAGCCAATAGTTTCTTGCTCTTAACCACTCTAAAACATAGGTTGGTTCTGAACCACAGGCTAATTTTCTGTTAGCAAAGCCGCCATTTTCTCTAAATTTAAAAATTCTAGAACTATTATTTGGAGCCCATAGTTTATCTGTTCTCCATTGTTTTTCATTCCACATATGATAAAAGCGAACATTAACTACATCGTATGGTGACTTTGCTAATACCGAAGATATATCTATATTTGATATATCATTTTTATTATACAACATTTCGTCACAGTCTATTGCGATAACCCAATCACCTAGTTTTGCATGCTGGTTCATGTGCCCCCAAGCAAAAGCTCTTAGCTGTCCTTCGTGCTTGGAAAACAAAGGTTCTGGAGTGGAATACACTTCACAGTATTTTTTGGCTATTTTAGCTGTATTATCTTCAGAGCAATCATCGGTAAAAATAATTTTATCTACCTGCTGAGAAAGTCTATCTAGAACCTCTTCTAGATATCTTCCTTCTTCGTTTCTGCCAACCATCTGAGCATATATCATTATATTGGTAACTTTCAATAAGTAAAGGGTGACGCGCAAATTATACGCGCCACCCTTTGACGGATAAGGATAATTAGATTTCGAGCATTTCACGTACTTCAACAGCTGAAATACGATCTACCTCTGTCTTGTTTGACAAGATTTCACCCTTTACGCCACGACGACCAAGGACAACCTTTTCTGCCTCAGCCTTATTCTTAGCCTTAACTAGGTAAGAAGTAGTGACCTCAAAGTAGTTGAACTTATTATCTGCCATAGTTTTTCCTTTATTTTGTTGATGGATATGTATGAGATATATATTCTACAGCTTCCTCTAGAGAATCTGCAAGTTTTGTAGCAAGAAACTTTAGATATATGCGATGCTTTAAATCTTGATGCGCCCATACTATGGTTGGTTGATTGTTTAAATGCGCCCAAGTCATTTCAAAATCAGTACCAACATAAGCTCTATGCACTATGGTGTATTCTACTAAAACAATATCGCAGCTTTTTTGAAGAAAGAGATTTTTATCTACTATTTCTTTGGGTTGACAATTCTGCTCCTCTAAGGCGTAATCCATTGGATTGACAGCTTTAAATCCCCTTGCTTCTAAAAGTTGTGATGCAGTTATTCTCCAACCATGGGCGTATGACCCCACATCTTCTATTGCTCCTGATAAAAATACTCTAGTTTGCATTGGCTGCTTCCTTAACTGGCCAGTAATATTCTAAATCTGATGGATCATCAAAATACTGAGAATAATATTCATAATCTTTACGCAGTAAATTTGATCTATGTGATCTATGAAAATCATCTAAGCCAAACCACGGTGGCATTACGATTGATCCAGGCGCTATTTCTTCTAGTTGCATGTTGTTTTTGTAGCCTCTATTAATCCATTCTTGGATTGTGTAATTTTGATACAACTGTAATGCGGATTCGTAACCAGTCCACATCAACGTAACTGGATGATTGCGCCAACCTTTAGTTGGCGTACGTCCAAGAAGAATATTTAAGACTTGGAAAGTTTCTACTCGTTGCTTTCCAAGTCTACGATAATCTAATACCCGAACTGATTCTTTAAAATCTGAATATGGTAAGAATGTTTGCATAGTGAGAATATTATATCAGTTATGCTGTTCGTCCGTGTGGAAAAGGAGGTAAAGTTATTCCTTTTTCATTATTATCTTTTTTAAATTCTTCAAAAGTTTTATCACCAACACCAAAATACTCTCTAGCAAGACCAGAAGCAACGATGTCATTGTTGAGACAATTACCAGCTTCATCCCAAACTTTAGCAAGGACTCTACCGTATTTTTCATTTTTATCAATGATAGTTTCTATTTTAACCTTATGGTTTGCTGACTTAAGCCATTGATCTGTAAACTCTTTTGCAGCTAGTCCCATCTTTTTTTCTTCAAGGTTAGATGTGCGGCTTTCTGGAGTATTGACTCCATATAAACGAACTCTTCCCTTTTTAAGAGTATCAAAACCAAGATCAATAACAATATCAAATGTATCGCCATCAATTACTTTTTTAACTTCTGCGTTATATATCCATGGATTTAATTTATCTGTCATATTTTTCCTTTGTTCGTTTTATTTTATTATATCATTTATTTTTTCACCAATCCACTTTGCTACTGGTGAAGCTACGCCATTGCCACATTGTTTATATCTTTGTGTATCAGTTTGTCCTTCTGTCCAATTATCAGGCCAACCCATAAGACGTTCACATTCAAGTGGTGTCATTCTGCGTACAGCCATTTCATGTTGAACTGATGGCGCTGATTGGGATGCTTTTAATGTTGGCGACTGATCTTCAAAGATATTAGCATTGCTGCCAAACTTTGTATCAAACGATAGCATTGGTTCCGTAATTAATGTTTCACTACCACCACCAAGATCGCCTCCATTAGAACGCAGTGTACCTATTCCTTCTGCGTACTGCGCGAAACTGCTGCTTGTAAAGCCTGTTTGAGTCTCACTGGCAGTTGCTTTCCCCTCCTGTTTGCTCTTCTTAGGATCCCCTGGCATGCTTTGGCCGACAGGTAGTAGCGGGTTGGGACAGTTTCTGGCGATTGCAGAATCAAAGATAGCGATGACGAATACACGTCTCCTTCGCTGGGGCACTCCAAAGTATTGTGCATCCAGGACTGCCCATTCAATGACCAACGCCCCTGCTTCTGCCATTTCGTCAAGGATGACCCCAAAGTCAGCGCCTTTGTTGGAGGACAGTGCTCCTGCGACGTTTTCCCAAATAGAGATTTTTGGGTATTCATTGTTTGTTTCCTTTCGTAGTTCTTTGATAATTCGCATTCCTTCATGGAATAGACCTGATCGTTCACCTTCAAGCCCTGCTCGTTTTCCTGCGACGGAGAGGTCTTGACATGGTGATCCCCATGCAACAACATCGGGCGGTGTTCCGTGTCGGAGTATTTCTTTTGCGGTGAGTGTTGAGATGTCACCCCATCGTGGTACTTGGGGCCAATGACGTTCAAGAATTGCAGTGGCGTGTTTATCCCATTCGCATTGATAGATAGTGTTCATACCTGCTTGTTCTAAGCCTAGATCAAATCCACCTACGCCAGAAAATAAAGATAATACATTTGCTTTATGCAATTTTTAATCTCTCTCAATCCCTAGAGTGTCGCATGCTTTACGAAATATGGATTGACTTACTTTAAACTGCGCATCAGCGTGACTGTAGCCCTCACCTGGTTTTGGTGAAGATGCATGCCAGCTATGACCAATTGACACACTACCGTCATACACTACATTATAGCCACGATGACGTGCAAAGTACGAGCACCAAGTTTCTTCATAGTAGTGAGGCGTTGGTAGAAAAGCCCCTACTGCCCCAGGATACATTGCTTGATACTCAGGATCGTTTGTTAGCGCATTCCAAACAGACCTTCTAATAAAATATGCTGAACCAGAAACTGTTACACAATTTTGTCTATCTCTAAAAAGAATATCTTCTGGATCGTGTGCCATCCATCCTCTATGCGCAGGAGCGGTATTAGTTCCAACAATTCCAGCGTGTGTAATAAAACCTTCTTCGTTTCTTTGTTTTGGACCCAATATATGAATATCTGGATTGTCATAAAAAATATTATCTATATCTATTAGATCTTGACTAGTCATCCATACATCTGCATTTAGTAATCCGATGATATCGCCGTATGTAGATGAAGCCATAAAATTGCACGCGGCAGAATAACCTATATTACCTTTCTGCCAACCATTAGTTATGTAGTATAAATTTTTGTTTTCATCTAACCATTCAAAACTACCGTCAGTAGATCCATTATCACATATATGCAAACTCCACACTTTTCCATTTGTTGTGAAATCTGCATGAAGTGTGTCCAGCATTCTTTGCAGTAGTGGTTTTGTGTTGTAGTTAACAACGCATAAATCTATCATGTATTTCTATCATCCTCTACAACAGCTTTAAAAGCGTCATCTTTTTTTAGACCTAAATCTAAATATTTCTCATATCTATCATAGGCTTCTTTTATTGAATCTTTGTTAAAGAATTCTATAAAACTATTCTCTGGATTATGACTAATTCTTTTAGAAGCTTTTGCAAAATAATTATTTGTCATTTCATCAAATCGTATTTGATCTTTTTTCTTTTTATCTTGCCAATAATAAATGCCTAGCGCAGTTCCAATCACTGCTACGCCAATACTAATTCCAGTCTTCATCTTCATCTAAACTATCTCCTATAAATTTGTTTTCGTTTATTGCCTTTATTGCCTCTTCGCTTAAAGCGAGTATAGATAATCTTTCTTTTTCATCTTTAACTGATGCAGCTAAGTGTATCAAAGAATTTGCTATTTGCAACATCTGATCTATAGAAGTAACTAAATATGTTTGTCCAGATTCAAGTTTAATATTTACTTTTTTCTTACTTACTTTTTTCTTAGTCATTTTTTTTCTTAACCTTTTTTACTTTTACTTCTTCTATTTCAGTATCTTCTAATGATACAGGATAAACACATAAAGAACTCGTATCTGGTTCAAAAGTTGCAAATAAAATTCTTTTATCATCATTAGTGTAACCTTCTGGAGGAGTTGATTCTAATGCAATTTTTTTTGAAGAACAACCATAAACTTGACTATGGTTTTTATACACAACAATATAGTTTAATTTAGATGCTGCCATTGTCTATAACCTTTATAGTGGTAACGTTTGATTTTAATAAAAACAATTCAATTTCATCCCAGTTAATGTAATCTGGATCTGGAGTATAGTATACAGTATCTACTGTGCTGTTTGCTATCAATTTTGCACAGCTAAAGCATGGTGGTCCATTAACATAAAGTTTAGTAGGTCTAGAACTATAATCAGAATGAAGTAGCGCGTTTGCTTCTGCGTGTATCGCTATACAGTTATCATACGTTGATCCACTTTTAGATCCATCTATAAACCTCTTACAGCCTCCATCAGCGCAATGCTTGAATCCTCTTGGACCACCATTATATCCAAAGCCAACAATGTGATTATTTTCATCCACCAATAAAGCAGCATATTGCTTTTTGCCACAGGTTGAAAAAATTTTTGCTCCGCTTTTACAGAGCTCCATAAATTGAATATCTTTTCTTAAAGCGTCTGTCATAATGAAAAGCGTAAAACAAATCCAGATAAAACTCCAATAAATAAAGATAGTGATATTGCTACTATCTTAATATTTTTATCTTGAGTAGATTGATTTAATAACTGTAAACTTATTGTCCAATTAATTAACAAAGAAAAAATAATCAAAAGTAATAAATTCTTAAACATGAATTGCTACCAACCTGTCAATTGACACTGGAAATTTATCTTTTGATAAAGAGTAAACAGCTTTTGCGTACTCCTGTATTTCAATTTGAGAGTCTTCACTTAGTCTTTGATTAAGAAACAAGGCTACCGATTGCAGGCTACAGGACCATCTATATACAACATACATACTGTAGGCAGGGAGAAATAATCTTGCTTGTTCTGGTGCAATCCCTTGCTCTATAGCCATATTGTATAATGACTCAGACTTAGCTATTAACTGCATTAGCTCGGTTGTTAAAACTGAACCAATCCATGGTCCAGCTAATCCCGCTGATCCTTGTTTCTTATTTTCTGGAGCTAATCTCCACTGTTCAGAATTTGGTAAATAAAATTCTGGATCCATTGTGATATATCTTCTAGAAGATTCATTCCATGAATCCATAGTATGGTCTGAACCAACAACATATTTCCAGTGTTGACGAGCAACCATTAACGGAGCCTTAAATTCAAAAGTTAAAAACGCATGTCTAAACGGTGACATGTGATTTTCTCTTACCAAGAAATCTATAAGTCTTGCGTCTTGTACAGATAACTCTTTTGACTCTTTGGCAAAAGATGCTCTTGCTGCGTTTACAACAGATAAATCACTACCCATTGCATCTACAAGTCTTACATAACCTTTGTCTAAAACACTTATAAAGTTATCGTTTTCTTGCTCATTCTGAATCGTTGTCATAGTTGTCATCTTCTTCTTCATCATCTATGTATATAAAATAACCAATATCGTCTTGACCTAAGTTTACCATATAGTTATTAAAATCTCTAGCTTTTGAATACAAAGCTTGCAACAATGTTAGTATTTCTACTGGAATCTCAAATGGCTCATCTGAGTCTTCTGTTAAGTTTATTATTATTAAATTTACTTCTTCAATCACACGCATAAGCTCGCCTAATAATAAGGAATAATCTCTTGCGCTGTTTAAAGAAAAACTATCAATTACATCAGACATATCTCCAATGTTTTCTCTTGAAGTTATTTCTGAAAATATTTTATCAAAATTTTTTTCATCTGACATAAGTGACCAATTTAATTATTTATTGTTATCTTTAATAAACTTAATCTCACATGAATCTGTTGTGCAATAACGCTCTCCTATTGCATCTGCAGCCATACCAGCATAAACTCCAGACAAGTCAATAGGGAACAGCGACATTGTAGCTGTCACATACTCTTCTTCTGTGATCTGCGTATACGGCATTTGGGGGTAGGTATCATTACCGCTTGGTAAAAATGAAACAGTCTTTAGCTGGCCATCGTACATATGAAGAACAGTACCAACATGCTGCGCCTCTGTATCTTTATCAAAAGATATAGTTACAGAAACAGAATTATCTGACCAATAACGTTGCGCAACTGCTGCTAATGACATCTTTTCAAAGATTGTTACATCGCGCTCTGCTCTTGCTGCTTGTGATTTAATTGGAAAATACACTACAGATGTAGTATCTGGAGATTCAGAAGCTGGTTCTACTCTGTAGTTTGCCATTCTAAACAATGGAAGCATTGGGTCGTCATTAGAAAACCTAATTGTTCTGTTAAAGAATTTTCCACCTGGTGTCCAGTGAACCCCTGGCGATTCTCCAGCAAGGATTGATACTGTTCCTGATGGCTTAATAGTTGTCATTTTGATAGACTCACGAATACCAAGCCACTCAGAATATACATTGTCATAGCGTTGCACGGTCTTATAACCTTCGTCCATCCACTCACGCAATGCTGGTACCCCAACACGATCAGCAAAGTTTGCAACTCCAGACATTGACGCACCAATACGACGGTTACGTTGCATGATTGCATTAGTTTCTTCCCAGTGCGTAGGAAGTAGTGTAACAGTCTTAGCGTAGAGGTAGGCAAACTTTAGAGTACGTTTGTAATCTTCTAGATTGTCGTGACGATTAAGATATGTTTCAACCAAGGTGCAGCACTCGTATGACTCTAATGACTGCTCAGCACATGGGTTATACCCAGCAACTCTGTGGTCTTTGTTATTTGGTGGATCAGCTAAACGCCCATACTTACGCGACATATCCATCCAGATAACTCCAGGCTCACCGTTTAGAGATATACCTTCCACAATACTAGATAGATCTGCACCGACTGCTGTTTCAACAGAGTTATTAGACATCCAACCCCAACCTGGAGCAGATGAATCATATGAATTTCTTTCTGGAAAACGTTCTGAATTCTTTAGGTTTAAGAAATCTTGATCATCTAAACGACCAATTAGTAATTCAGCTGAACGACGAACGTTTCCTGACACAACGCATACTCCGATAACGTTTCCAATATCTGCTATATCTACACGTGTTAACTTGTCGCCTTTGCGTCCAGTAAACATTTTTCTTATGTGATTATGCAGTTTTTCCAATGGTTCATGACCAGCTGCTACGCCACCAAATGTTTTAATTGGCGTACCACTTGGACGAATCAAAGAATAATCAAATAAATATGTAGGTTGATTTTCTTTTAGATAAGAGTTTAATAGAAGAGCCATTGATTCAACCCAACCCTCTCTAGTGTCAGGAACTATATATGTAGTTGGTTCTTTTGGCTCGTAGATAATAAAATCTTTATCCGCTCCCTTATCATCAAAACCAACACCAACACCAAGCATTGATGCTTCCATTAGGAATGCAAATGGTTTTGCTGGGTTAAACTTGTTCATTTCTCCAGTAGAAACAAATGCACAGTTTTGCAGAGCTGCTGAATTCTTTTGAACATTTACAATGTTAGTTCCCATAGCCCAAAGACCACGACCAGGAGGAGTCCACTTAAGATTAAACAATCTATCAAAAGCTTCTTTTGCACTTGCTTGAGCTCTTGCGTCATTCCACGGCAGACGGTTCTTTTTGCAGTGGTCTTTTTGCAATGAATACATTCCGTTAATTACGCGCTCACAAACATCTGTCCAAGTTTCTTTAGTGCCATCTTCTTTAAGTCTTGAGTAAGTGCGAAGAAATGTTATTTCACCTACAGAATTTCCACCAGCGTCTCTGTAACCAAACGGAGCAAACTTAGACCTATACGATTCCACAAAATCGTCACTTAACTTAAATGAAAACATACCCAATTGCTTATTAGCTATTGGTGTAAGATCTGGATTTCCGTTTTCAATTTCTTCTGACATGTTAACTCCTTATTTTGATAGCGCTAAAGTTTTTACGTATTTTGGATTTAGTTTTTCAATTTCTGTTTTTTTAATCTTTTTTATTTGATCATATGTATATACATTATATATTTCTCTTTCAAAGAAATATCCACTTCTCCAATTAAATACTTTTTCTATGGAGCTTTTGTGATTTTGAAATACATTTGATATAACAGCACCGCCATATATCCTAACTAGGTTCTGCATTTTCTTTATTATAAGATCTTTGTTTTTTTCGTTTAAATCACCATTCTGTTCAGCTTGGGTATATAACCAATTAAAACTCTGTCTGGTTAAAGGAGAATAATCAATTGGATCAATAATGCCAATTGATAGTAATTCTTTTTGGTTAGTTTGGATATATAAATCTTTCTTAACTATATCTAAAAATAAAGAAAACCAATCTCTTTCTTTAAACTGATTCCATGTTGGGCACCAGAAGAGTATTAAATGAACTGGATCAGGAATATTTGTTTTTTCCATGGTTGGAAGAATCATTGTGCAAGATATGGCTCTTTTGATTTCTTCTTTACTTATATCTGCGTTTTTGTTTTTGTTCTCAAAATTCATCCACAGTTTTGAAATATGACTTTTCCAATCTGCTTCTCCAATGTATAAATTAAGATACTTTTCAGCAACGTCAAGCGGTAATGCTCTATCTTTTATTACCGTATTTAGCTGATCTAAAAACATTTATAATCCTCATTAACTCTAGACAAAACTACTAAAACTTATATAGACAACCTATTAAAATAAGTATCCCGCCCTTTATGGGGGCGGGATTCTTATTCTCACTCTTGATGAGCGTCGGTTTCCGTGCTGATAAGTATACCAGCTTGGAAAATTTTATGTGGTGTTTAAGTGCCTATTTCAAAGTTGCTGCGGAATCTTTCTCTCCAATTTTTGTAGCAGCAAAGCCTTTTATAACACTCAATCCTGCTGCTGCTGCAGCTGTTGCTGCTGCCTTAGCTTGATCAACTCCACCTACTGTATAAACAGCGATGAAAGTTTGTGCTGCTGTCCAAAGAGCTCTTTCAACTACGTCTTTAATCAATTTCTTATCTGGCATTTAGTGCCTCCTTTTTATTAGAGAGCTTGAGCTGAAGGAACGCCGGCCCACTCATTTACTTTTGCGCGACCGTAATCTCCTCTTTCATTTCCTTGACCATAACCATCAGGCATTACCTCTGCTGAGGTAACACCGTCAAAAATGTAGTTATTGTATAGACCATAGTACAGACTACGCTTAGCGTGACCCATACCCGCAAATGCTTCAGCCGAAGTAACACCGTCAAAAATGTAATTGCTGTAGGCACCGTAGTATAGATTACGCTTGGCGTGACCACCATCAAGCGCCTTAGTTCCACTAAGACCCTTATACTCATGTGGGCGGAATCTTGCGCCGTCGTAAGCTACACCATCTGCAAATGTTCCTGCAAGTGGTGTAGTGGCCTCATAGAGCGTTGAACCTGTAAAAAGTTGTGACAACAAAAGGCTACTTGGATGATATCCAGTTCCTGGAACGTGATTGTTATCTGGTGCTCCATCCAAAGCGTGGCTTGTTGCAAATAGTGGGTAATATGAATAGGTGCCTGCTGTGCCCTTATATGGGTTCACCATATTAACGGTATCGCGTCCCTTAATTACTGGCCTTGGGCCAACATAATAAGTTGCCATTTTATAGTCTCCTTAAAGATTATTGTAATCCTAATAGTAAAATCAAATATCAGGTTATCAACTATTAAAATTAGCTATAATTTACTATTAAATCAGACAATACTGGGGCTGTACCGTCGCCCAATTGATTTAGAGTGACTTCTATCCATACAGAAGAGGATCCTGGTACTTCATCAAGAGTGTAAACTCCGCTATCCTTCCATATTATTCTATAGCTAAAAGCAGTAGATATGAGCTCTTCTGGAACGTTATACATCTTTGGGATTACATCATCAACGGAGTAGATTAGTGTATCTTCTGGGGCGGTAAATTTAATTATGGTTTTTCCAGATTCTAAAAATCTTTGTGATCTCATATCTAAATCAGATAGACCATAAGTATATACAGCTTTTCCATTTTCTGATATATAATTTCTCTGCCTCATATTAATTCTAATTGCTGTAATTTTTATTGGAGGGAAATAGAAACCTATTGGTCCAGCGTTTAAGATTGCATCGGTTCCATATGTTGACCAACCCCCAGGAGGAACTCTACCTATTGCGTCATTTTGCTGATCATACAGTCTATTAAAGTTTAATGGAGTCCAACCGTCTGATTCGCTTAAAGATGGATTTATTTTTGACGTATATTCAATAGAAAGAATATCTACTCCAAATAAAGGATATGGGGTTAGACAGACGTAATTTGAAGTATCCGAACCAGAGTATGCGTTGGGGACTTTATAATAGGCGTACATCTGAGCACCTGTTGCAGATGGTGTGTCTACTATTACGTTACGTTTCCAAAATCTATCAGACCTATCAAGCAGTGCGTGAAACATTGGAGTCGTATCCACCAAAGCGCCTGCAGTATCTACGCTAATAAAGTCATTGCTTATTTTTGTTTCTAAGAAATCAGGTACTGCCTGGTCTCCAAATCCAGTAAAAAATTTTAATTTTGAATATGAAGAACCGTCCACTTTTGGTAGAGTTATAATATTATACACATGATCAAAATTAAGAGCGTCAGTGCTGCTTAGCGCAAACTCTGTAGAAACAAAACTAGCAACGTCTATTTGCGAATAACTATAAATAGACATTTTTTTATTAGGTGAATCTACGTTATATTCAAGAGCTTTAATTCTGTCATTTAAATCCGCAATAGCTTTAGAAATAAAGATATGATCTTTTAAAACTCTTTCAAATGCTTGACCAAGTTGTTGATCAAGAATACCAGATCTATTGTAGAGGTGTATAAGATCTTGATAGTTTTGTTCAGCTCTTAAATTAAAATCTGAACTATTTACTGGACCGTTATACTGTATTGTCTTGTTTTCTGTATTTATATAATCTGGCATTTTAAACTCACTTATCCAGTCTGTTTTTCTAATTTATTAACTTTATAAAATAACTTTGATAGGTTTCCACCTATAGTATCCATTGTTTCTGTATATTCTATTGTTGAATCAAGATCAAAATCATAAAAAC